TTCGCAAAAAACAGCGCCTGTTGAACCGCCGGCATATTTTTTATTTTTGATCTTCGAAAGGTCCGCAGGGAAATAATCTTTCTCTTTTCCCTTTTCTTTTTCTTTTGGCGCTTTCGGTTCTTTTAGTTCCGTTGGCTCCGGCTGTAACTGAAGCCCCGTCGGGAAAAGTAATTTATTTCGATCCGCCGATAACTGCGCTCGTTCCGCTTCTAATTTATCCCGGAGCTCTTCAATTTCTTTTAACGCCGCTTGTATATCTTTTTGCGTGCGGACCTGCGTTCCTTGCAGGTCCGCAAGTTTCTTCAGTTCTTCCGCCGTTTCCGCGTCCGTGCGGGTTATGTTAAATAACGCTTTTGCCGAAGCCATATAAGATAGGTCCGGCTTGAATAAGTTGTCGTCCGTTAAACTACCGTTCTTATAGCGTCTATAACGCCCAGCGCCAAGCCAGTCGCGTTTGAAAGAATCCGGCTGATTTTTGAAATAATCGGCAAAAGTCAAAGAAGAATCGACCGGAGAAAATGCCGGTTGCCCTGTTTCTTTTTCAAATTTTCGTTGTGCGCCGTAAAAGAATTGTAATTTAGTTTCGTTCGGTAACTCTCCCCAAGTTCGGGTCCAGCCTTTATCTTTCGCCTTCTCGGCGTAATTTTCCTGCGCGAGTTTATCAAAATCGGCATTAGCGGCGGGGCGCGTTCCTTCAACGTCAATCGGTTTGCCGTCTTTGTCGCGCAGCTGGATATACGGCACGATCGTGCAACGACAATTAGGATGTAAAGGCGGGCGCCGTACTTGCGAAATAGCTTCTCCGTACCAAATCTGACCGTCCAGCGGGGCGCAATGCGGGCACATTTTACCGTCAAGCGTTCCGATAAATTTCACACCGTCAATAGCGTCTAGATTCGCCTTGATTGTTTCGATTCTTGCGTTATTCGCCGTTCCGTTTATAAGCGTGCGCGCAATCATTGTCGCCCGAGCGGCGTTCTTCCCAAGTATCCCGTCCGTATAGTTTTTTTCTTTCGTTCCGCGAATAGCGAGCGTGATATTCTCAACGCTCATTTCCTCAACCATTGCCTGCTGACAAACGCGAGCGATTCTTTCGAGACTTGCCGTCCCCCAAGAAGAAAACCAATCTTGAATAGTTTGACCTTGTATCGATTGACCTTCTATGATTGCCTTAATGGAACCTTTCTGGACCCAGTCGGAGAAAACGGCTTTTCTAGTTTTAAGGCGCTGTTCTTCAAAAGCAAGTTCGATTTCTTTCGCCGTTTCTTTCGTTGCCGAGTTAAAAACGTCCATTGCCGTTGATACCGTAATATCTTTTGCGTGCGAAAACTTCGGAGCATAGATTTTTTCGATATTGGCAACCGCTTTTTTAAGTTGCGCCAGGAGTTTTTTTACTTCTTTTACGTCGGCGGCTTTGCTCGCTTTTTTTGCCGTCGCTTGCAATTTTAACGTTTCCTCAACGGCTTTTTTCGCGATTTCTTTATCGGCTTCCGAAACTATCTGCGCCAACTTAACCGCGAGGTCGTTCGCCACGCCTTGGAGCCGCGTTTGATAGTCGTACGTCTGCTGTAATAAAGCTTTGCGCTCGGCGGTGTTGTCGACGTTCCCTTTGTTGTTCTGTTTAGCGCACATTTCCCAAAAAACTCTTTGATTTAAATCTTTTTAAAATTTTAGTCGTCGTTCGTTGTTGCCAATAATTTGTATTCTATTTCGATATATTCGCGCAACTGCCGGAGTCCGCGATTATAAAGGCGGGAGCACCAGCCCTGAGAAATACCGAGGCTTTTTGCGACTTTTATTTGGAGCTCGCCCTTCTCCGCTATTCGCCGAACAATCGTCCGAGTTCGCGTGTCGAGTTTTCTCATTGCCTTCTTCATAATCTTTATTTTTAGGTCGTCCTCGTCCGACAATTCTTCTTTTACGGAACCGCCAGAGTAAAAAAATTCCTGCTCAACGTCAAACGTCTCCTGCCACTTTAAATTCACAATATTCGCCCTTTTTCTTGATTCCGCCCTCAGCGCGTCTTTAATAGCGTTCTTCCCTTTTAGGTGGAGCCACGAAAGTTCCGAAGCGCCGCCTTCTCTGAAAGTTTCCAACCCGCGAGCAATCCCGATCAGCGCAACTTGCAAAAGCTCGTCGCTCGGCAGAATCGAGCCGCGATAATTCGCGACGAGGTTATAGGCAAGCCCCATATATTCAGGAAGCCGCTCGCGGGTTCGTTCAGAAAAAGAAATAATGCTCATTGACGTTTATTTCTATTTTTTATCTTCTTTTTCTTTTTCTTCGGCGTTCTCTTTTTGTTCTCCCTCTTCCTCTTCCTCTTCCTCTTCCTCTTCCGCCGGAGAATTATTCCTCATAAAGTTCTGCGCCGTCTGTAACGCTTTGGTAGCAAGTCCAAACGAGTGGTCTTCTTCCGCAAGCAGCTCGTCCTCGTTCGTTTCGTAATCGCTCAAAGTTTCACGGAAAACTTTTTCTAGAATCGAGTAAACGTTCCTGCGCGAAAGGAGCCCGATTGTCGAGTTCGCTTGGATAAAGGAAACAACGCTAGCAAGCTGGAAGTCTTCACCCAAATAAGAGGTGTCGGCTTCAAATTCTATTCGCTCGCTTGCTTCATCTCGACTAGCGCCCGCCCAAATAGCCGCGTATTCTACCTGCTCTTCTAGGGCACGCACGCTCGTTTTATCCGACGTCGCAATCGTTGCCGTTCCGGAAGTTGTGCGGAGCCGAAGCGCGTCGCCGGAACTATTCGCGCCTGCGTCTCCTAATAGTTCGCGAATAGAACTGTACCGCAACGCCTTTTTTAATTCCTCTTTCGCGCTCCGAAGTTCCGACAAGCCGGCGCCGGAAGTTTCCAAAATTTGTGCGGTCGGGGTTAAGCCGGAATTATGAGCATTTAGCCAAAGAGACCCGCCGAGCCGAACGTTTCCGTCTTCCGGCTGTTTCGCGTTAGTAATTACAAGCGTTGGCGACGAGAATTGGTAAAGCCCCATTTTGTACCAAGAGTCAACAACATAAAGAGCAATCGCAATTTGTGCGACGTCGAAATAGGGAGGAACTTGCCAAAAATCAAGCCCGAGCCGGTCCGTGTTGCAGACGGTGAAGGGAATAAAGTTTAAATAGTTCCCGCGATAGTTCGGGTAAACGAGCACGTCTGGATTAGAAAGTTCGGGGTTTTCTAAATTAAATTCGATCCAGCGCTTTGAAATCTCGTCCCCTTCTAGAACCGCGTTATAATAACGACCTGCGGAATCTATCCCAAGTATCCGTCGGCGCGGAGTAAAATTCCATTCTTTTTTAGCAGTGTCGAAACTTTCGCCGGATTCATCCAAAAGAACCCAGCGAAGTTTACGCCGGCTGTCGAACGTTTCCGCGAAGTGGTCGCCGTCCAGGATTAGTTGAGGCAAATATTCCGTGATACAAAATTCCGGATTCAAGCCGTCGTAATCGGTAACCACGTCGAGTAAAAGCCCGTACCGCCCATATAACGTCTGCGCGAAATTTATTCGCCCTTTTGTCCCAATAAGCCCGTCAGAAAATCGGTTCCCTTTTGCCAGCATATCAGTAATTTCGGGCGGAGATTCGGAATCGTCCTGAACGCCGAAGCGGAAAATCGGCTCGTTCTTACCCATTAGTCCGACAATATCGTCGACGGTTGGTTTGAAAATGTTTTCATAAGTCGCAATTTGGCTCCGGTAATCGTAACGAGTATTTTTAAGACCGGTTGCCAATTCGTCAATCTCAGCCGGTTGAGGAGGCAAATAAACCTGGCGAGTATCACGCCGCTTTATCGATTGCGCTCCCTCATAACAAGTCGTCGCCATTTCCCAAAATGGTAAAAGCCGTTTATAGTGCCCGTTCATTGTAATTTATCCCTCTTGCTCAGTCGGAATTTTTAGTCGATTCGAAATAGAAAATTAGTATATATTACTAATTTAGTAAGGTATAATTCAAACTCTCTCCATTATAATAGTTTTTTGATAAAATTAAAATTCTTTTGGGAAAATAAAAAATTCTCAAAAATATTTTTAATTCCAGTTGCCAAAAGAAGTTAGGAGAAATTTTTCTCGAAAAAAAAGAATAATTTTCAATTTTCCAACCAAGTTATTAGGTAATAACTTTAATTACCCGACCTAATGCAACTTGAATTTATGAAAGTTCAAAGCTAAAACTTACTTCTTCAAAAGAGGGCAGCTGCCAGAATAAAAACAAAAAATGAGTAAGTCTGGAGAAGAAAAAAAAGCTCCGCCAAAGGAAACTAAACTTAACACGGGGAAAAAAACGGGAAAGAAAAAAAAGAACCCGACTGAGTTCCGGCGAGAAAAAGCGAAGGTGGATTTGATCAAAATCCTGCGTAAAAACTTCGGGATTGTTTCCGACGCGTGTGAGAAAGTTGGCGTTTCTAGAACCACGTTTTACGCGTGGATTCAAGACGACCCGAAATTCGCCGAAGAGTATCACGATATACAAGAGAAGGTGCTCGATTTCGGTGAAGCGGCTCTCTACCGGGGCGTGAAAGAAGGAAACACGAGCCTGATTCGATTCTTCTTAGAAAACAAAGGGCGCTCGCGGGGTTACGGCTGGAACAACTCCAACGAACGCGGGGGAGCTCCAACTATCGTTGTAAAGATCTCGAGCATAGAAGCAGATTACTAAGAAGAAACAAAGAATAAAGAAAAGAAAAATGAGGACGCTCGTTACAAACTTTGATTTCTCCAAGAACGAACGTCCGGAACGTTTCGAGCCGGAAGCCGCTGAAATATTTGGCGTCGATTGCTTAGAAAACAAGCGTTTCGTCGCGGTTGCGGTTGGTAAGGTAAACGGAGAAACAGGTTCTTTCTGCCGCGATTGTGATTTTTATCTAGGCTCTAAATGCGGAAAAAATCTCTGCGAAGTTGGTAAAGTTGTCTGCCGGTCTTACGAACGCAAAGACGGAAGGCAAATTGTCATAAAAGAAAAAAAGCCGTTTATATGGGGACCATAGTAAAATACAAGCCGACCGCCAAGCAAGCAGCTCTGCAAGAGCTGATTAGAGATAAGACGCGGATTCTTGCCTACGGGGGTTCGCGCTCCGGCAAAACGTTTGAAATATGCCACGCTATTGCGGTAATCGGGATTAGATACGGGGGAAGGCACGCGATATTTCGGCGTTATGGAACCGCCGTGCGGGCGTCGGTATTTAACGATACTTTCCCCAAAATGATGGAATTTTGTTTCCCAGAGTTCCCTTACGAGGTGAATCGAAGTGTCGGAGAAATATACTTCCCTTATTCCGGAGCAACGATTTATTTCGCAGGTCTTGACGACAATATCCGCGTTGAACGTATTCTCGGGCAGGAGTTCGCAACAATCTATTTTAACGAATGCTCGGAAATTTCCTATTCATCCGTCGAAGTTGCAACGACGCGTCTCGCTCAGCGCGTTTATGACGGCGAGGGGAAACAGCTCCGGAACCGCTTGTTTTTCGACTGCAACCCGCCAGGAAAATCCCACTGGGCATATAAAATGTTTATCGAAGGCGTGAATCCGGTAACGAGGGCTCCGCATATAAACCTGCGGGATTACGGCTATATCCAAATAAACCCGCACGAGAATATAGAGAATTTGCCGGACGGTTATATAGAAAACACTTTATCGAACGCAAGCGAACGCGCTAAATTACGGTTCTTATACGGGGAATTTTCTGACGAAAACGAGAACGCGTTATGGAAGTCGCAAACAATGATAGACCCGTACCGCGTAAATGCAGAACCGGAAGAACTAGAAAGAATCGTTGTCGGGGTTGACCCTGCCGTTACTTCCGCCGAAGCCTCCGACCATACGGGGATTGTTGTTGCCGGTTCTAAAACTATCGACGGAGAAGAGCATTATTTCGTTTTAGAAGATTGCTCACTCATTGCTCCTCCGGAACGCTGGGCGAATAGAATCGTTCAAGCGTATAGGAACTGGGAAGCCGATTTAGTAGTCGCCGAAGTGAATCAAGGCGGCGACCTCGTTGAGTCGGTATTGAGGAACGTTTCCCCGAATTTGCCGGTTCAAAAAGTAAGAGCGTCGCGGGGAAAGATAGTAAGGGCAGAACCAGTATCGGCATTATACGCGCAGGGGCGGGTTCATCACGTCGGTTTTTTTGCGGACCTTGAAGATGAAATGACAAGTTTTACTGGGACGCAAGAAGTTTCCGAAAAATCTCCCGACCGAATGGACGCGCTTGTTTGGGCGTTGACTAACCTTTCGGAACAACACGCCGGCGTAACTTCTCTCGGGCGCCTTTCTTTTGGATAAAGATTTATCTAGAACCTAGAAACAATAAATATTTTTTGGAGCCGCTAGTGAGTAAAAAATTTCTCACTAACGGCTCTTTTTTGTTGCCGAAAATAAATAAAAATTTAATCGAATTAAATAAAAATAAATACGGAATAAATACGAATTTAATTCAGGAAATAAATCAAAATTAAATACGAATTTAATTATCCCGATAGCTGTTTGAGCTCGTTATTCATAAGGGCAAACGTCTTTTTTTAATTCGACAAATAAATACAAGAATAAATATGATTCCCTTTTCTTTTCTTTTCTTTTACTTTAGTACTTTAGCTTTAGTGTTGTATGCAGAAGTTAGTGTATTACCTTATACGGCACTTTTCTTTAAAAAACTTTTTCGAAAATTTTCAGATTTTCCTTGCAAACTTTTGTTTCAAAAAAGCGACAGATTTTCCTTGCAAACTTTTGTTTCAAAAAAACGATATAAATAATAGAAGGAAGATTATTTTTTTAGTCGCCGCGAAAACTCAAAAATTTGAACCCTTGCCAAAAGAAGATTAGAAACCTACAATGAAGATAACTGCGAAAGTAATTTGCTCAATGCCGGAGAACGAATCGAAGCTCGCCGAAATAGCACGAGTCTCGACCGGTAAGAGTTCGATTTTTCAACCGCTCGCGCATTCCGAACAAAACGACCTGGAACTCTTGCGGAAGATTTACAAAATGCGGCACTTTTCCGTATTTGAGTTCGCGGTGGTACAAGTTGCCGTTGAATGCCCATTGTTCGTATCGTCGCAACTCTTACGGTATCGGTGCGGCTCTTATTTACAAGAATCCCGCCGGCGCGTGGAACCGGAACGAATCGCGGAACCGCAGAGCTCGTACGACCGCTATTACAACAAGGCTTTTGATTCGTACCAGGCATTGCTGGAAGACGGGGAAACAAAAGAACAAGCTCGGCAAGTGTTGCCGGTTTATTCGCCAACGAAATTTGTCGCGCAATGGAATTTACGCTCGCTGTTTCATATATTTGACGAGCGCCTCAATTTGCACACGCAAATGGCAACGCGCTTGACCGTTGAGGAAATTAAAAAGGCGGTTGCCGAAGTTTTTCCGACGCTCGTTGGCTTTTGGGATAAAGAACAAGAAGGGGAAGAATAAAAAATGTCTGGCGGTATTTTAACAGCCGACGCGATAAAAAAAGCAATGGCGAAGAAAGAAATCGTGATAGAGCCGTACGTTGGAGCTCGCCTCAATCCGAATAGCTACGATTTACGACTGAATTTAACTAAGCTAAAAGTCGCACGAGAAAACGTTCTTCTAGATTCCAAAGAAAGCGTCGAGGACTTATTCGAGGAAGTTCTGCTTGAGGATAACGGGACTAGCGTCATTCTTCAACCGAATATGCTTTATTTAGGTTGTTCTATCGAATACACGGAAACATTGAACCACGTGCCGATTGTAATTGGTCGTTCTTCCCTGGCTCGGCTCGGCGTTTCGATTACTCATAATGCCGGTTTCGGAGATATTGGCTATTGTGGGAACTGGACGCTCGCAATTACTTGTACAAATCCGGTCCGGCTTTATCATTCTCAAAAAGTCGCGCAGATTTATTACTTGAAGCCGCACGGCAAAATTCTCCGAATGTATCACGGGAAATATCAGAACGCAATCGGAACGCTTTTGTCGCGTTCGCTACTAGATTTTATCGGGAAGAAGTAAAAAATGGCTAAACGACTAAGAGTCAGAGATTTTCGGGAAGGCGGCGAATTTTCCGATATGGAAGGCTTAACGCCTTTGATAGTTGCCAGTACTTATCGCGGGCGACGCTACGTTGAATCCGTTACGGTTTTTAAGGCTTTTTTCTACGAAGGCGCTAAATATATTTTCTCGACGTACGAACAAGCGGAAAAAGACCGAGAAAGATACTTCCCGAAAAGTCAACGACACATAAAAGAAGTTATCTGCTTACAAACAAGACCGAAGAGAAAGTCGTATTAAAAAAAAAGAGATTACGAATCAATGGCGGAAGAACCAAGGAAAGAAAAAGAAGTTGAATTTTTCGAGTATCGAGAAGGAGAAATTGAGGACGTTCCGGAAACAAAAGAAGATTTAGAAGTCTTGAAATTCCGGCAAAAAATTAACGACCTCTGTTTAGGGCTTGCGAAGACGCTCGTCGCGAAGAACAAAGATTACGGCGGAAGCGCACAAAGAATCCCGCTTTTTCTTCCGAATTTACAGCCTAAAATTACAATGCTTATTCGCCTCAATGATAAAGTGAACCGGCTCCACGCGTTGTTAAATAATAACCAAGGGATCAACCTCAGCGCCGTTAAAGATACATTACTCGATATGGCGGGCTATTCAATTCTCCTGCTCGCCGAGATTGAGCGGGAAGAAGAAAATTAAAGAAAACCGATAAAATTTAAATATTTTTTGTTATATTTACAAAAGAAAAAACGATATATATAATAGCCGAGGAGGAAATTTTGGTTGAAAAAATGGAGCGCTGGTGGAAACATAACGCTTACTCCTAAACCAACGTTTTTACAATCAATCAAGATTCCCTCCTACACGAGCCACTTTGGAAAGAGCGTAGAACCGTCAAAGGTTCAGCGCAATGCGGGTTCGATTCCCGCTGGCTCGTTTCGTTCGTTTGGCTACTCTCCCCAAGCGAACGCCCCTTGTAAGTGATTTCGTAAGTCGAATAAACGCCGCTCGCGGAAGTCGTTAAAAGCAAAGCAGCCGATTGCAATACTACGAGGGGCATTTAAGCCCTTGTCTGGCGCTATCCCACGAGGAAGCTCGTGCAGAGGAGAGCCGGTTCGATTCCGGCAAAGGGCTCTAACTAGCGGGGACTTCTCTGAACCATTCCACCTGCTAGTTTCGCCGCGATTGCTTGACGCGGCGACCCCTTTTTTTTGGGTTTATGGGGACGACCAGGCGAGGAAGACGGGCGGGCTTGCTTTTATGAGCAGGTTCGCTCGTCTTTTCTTTTTCTTGCTAGTTCCGCTTTATTTCGGCGGCGAATAAAAAAACTTTTCTATACGATTATTAGCCAAAGAATGAAAGTTTGATTTTCCAAAAGAACGAATATATTTTTTAAAAAACGAGCAAAGAAAAATTCAGGAGATTGGAACCGTGAAGGAATTTCACTTGGTAGCGGCGTTGATTCTTTTGTTCTTCTCCTCCACGACTGCTCAGGCTCAATGGGGTTGGCGTTACGTTTATCCGCAAACGCCCCAGCGAGCAGGGAGCTCTTGCTCTTCCGGTAATTGTGCGACTCCGGCAAAAGAACCGAAGAAAGGAGAGCCTGAAGTCAAGGAAGAGGAACCAGCCAAGGAAGAGGAAGAAAAAAGGGTTGTTCCTGAATCCGCCGAAATACTCGGCACGCTTCCAATAACCCGAACGCGTTTCTTTGCTCCATCAATAGAAGTAGCAGACGAATGCGACCGAATACTCGACCGGCTCGAGGAGCGTTACGGGAAGCCGAAAGTTTGGAAGCCGTTTCCGATTTACTTTCAACACTACCGGGGCGACGGGATTGCGGGCTACACGCTCTATCAGAACGGGACCGTTGCTCGGGTTGTTTGCTATGAACCGTTAGCGTCGGGGAAAGGCGGAACGCTCGACCACGAGCTCACGCACGCGTTTTTCTTCTACTACCTTAATTCGAATTTCGATTTATTCCTGAACGAGGGGCTAGCTCAAAATAGCGAGTACCGCCGAAGAGAAGCGTTAAGGCAGACGGTTTATCGGCGCTATACAAACAAAGAATTTTGGGACCTCGACAAGCTTTATGGGCGGAACGCGTACGATAACGCGTTGAGGATTTATCACCAGGGTTTTAGTTTCGTCGACTTCCTGATTGCTCGCGGCGGTTCAAAATGGTTCGCTTGTTTTATGGAAGAACTCGTCAGAACTGACGATATAAATATTTCGCTGAATCGTTATTATAACTATAAGAACCTAAAAGAAGCGGAGAAAGATTGGAAGCTTTACGTGGACGGCGGGCAAAATCGACACGCGGTTCGCGCTATAAATTAGGGTTTCGAAAACAACCACAACCAAGCATAAAAAAAGGAGTTCGCTATGAAAACACGAAAATTTCTCCCGTTCGCTCTTGCGTTGGCGCTTGTAGCGATTCCCTTTCAACTTTCGTTTACGCCGACCGTTTTCGCCGCCGCGCAGGAAGAGGAAGAAGTAGTCGTCCAGGAAGATATGACGCTTATCTACCCGACAACGGCAACCGCGATTTCTGAACTCGATTCTTCCACGCCTTCCAAGCGTACGGAACCGCCCGTGCGTGAGGCGAGCGAATACGACCCTTCAACGCCTATTGGACAAATACGGCGCGTGTTGGAAACGCTCGACAAGCTCGAAGCCGATAATGCAAATTTGCAGGCGCGTTTACAAGGATTAGAAAAAATCGACGCGCTGATTCCGCTCCTGGAAAAAGATTCGGAACGCGCCGAATATATGACAGCTAACCTGGAAAGCCTGCTCCAATCCTCGCGGCTTATGGGAGGGAAAATCGACGACCTTAAACGAACGACCGAAAACTTGCGGGCAACCGTTGAAGCGGCGCAGAAAACAGCCGCGTCTATCGAATCTATACGCAAATCACGCTGGACCGATTGCGCCGTTCTCGCTATCCTGATTATCGTACTCGTCCAGCTTTCCTACCGGGTTTTCGTTGGCGTGTACCAGAAAATCAAATTTATCGCGAAAGCGCTTGAAGTTGCAAATTCTGCAATCCAGACGGAACTCCGCGAGGCGAAAGCGTCTGTTAAGAAAATGGAGAAATAATGATGAAACACGACCCGCACGCGCAACCGGAACTTGAAGAAACATTCAACGTCGACGGCGATTACGTCGAGCTTTGCAAGC